ACAATACGCTTATTAATGTACACAGTAAACAATTGATTAAAAGTATTTCTAGCTTGAGGGGCAGTACTCATTAGTTGTTCAACTGCTTGACCATGCTTCGCTATCTCTGATTGAGCTTTTTTAAGTAGACTCGAATTAATTTTTAATTTAGGTGTAACAGGCATCTTAGCAGGTAATATCGCTACATCACTGTTGTTCTTTAAGCTACCTATAGTACCATCTAAAGGAGTAGCTTGGTCAGTTGTTAATGCATCAGGTGCAATATATTGATGTACAACAATACCAGAGTTCTTCCCTTTAAAGAATTGACCTAATTCGCTATTAGCGTCTACTGTATATGTAATTCCATTAGGGTTAGCTTTGAATGTGTACAGCCCGTTCTTTTCTACTAATGGTTGTTTAAACAACAGGTCTCCCCAATAGTAACCTTTACTTTTATCAGACTTCTCTAAGCCAGGCCATATCTGTGCAATCAACTGATGTAGGTCCGAGCGGTCAACACCTCGTTCTTTATCGTATTGAGCAAACTGTTCCGGGCTGAATACTTGACGGCCACTACCATCTTTCTTATTGAACATATGCTTGTCTAATATAGTGAACTTACCATTACTATTACGACCAAATATTAATGCAGGATATCCATCCCATTTGATTGTAACCTTTTCCGGTTTAGCTACAGTATCAGCCATTGCTTGAACAGCTTGGTTGGCACCTTGTACACCACGCAAGAATATTAAATCTTCCGGGTGATCTAAATGCCCCTTATCCTCTGTGATTACAGTGTTAAGACTAGTAATCTTATCGTAAAGTTCTCGTAATTGTTCAATCATTTAGTATTTATAATATTTTTGCTTTTATGGTGTCATAATATGGGAAGTCGCTCAATTTTTTAAATGAAACTTTAACTATAGTACCCAATTCCCATACTCCCCACCATCTGGGGTTTTCATAATCATAACCAAATTCTTCTGCATTATTATCTATACACCATTGTTTATAATCTTCAAAATTAAGAACCATATCAGATTTAAAGTTTAAAAATATACTAGGGTGTATATTCCTTTGTGGCTGAACCATTTTTCTTTGCAGTGTTTCAACATCATTTTGTTGGAAGATATGTCCCATATTCTTTCCGGTTTCACAATAATCCAGATACAATCTGTCTCTCTTATAACCAAACGTAGCTTCTTGTAGCATTCTATATTTTAATGGTGCAATTTTTAAATCTGGATCTCCCACCGGAGCACCAAATGATGCTGTAAGCCATTCACCACCGTGCAACGTACCTTCAAGCTTATGTATTAATTTGTTAAGTTGTGCAAAATCATCTACTACTTCGTCTAGTGTTTCACATTTTTCTAAGTCAGGATCATTTACTCGTTGACGTTGTCCTAATCTTTCGACACATTCGTGTAAATCAAATAATTTTTTTAAAGTTATGTCACTCGTAATATCTACATCAATTTTTATATCATATGTAGAATTGTTTATCTTATCCACATATACTTTTAATTCTAAAAAACTATTTACAATATCTAATTTATCACGACTTATGCTAGTATTATTATGTGTAGATGTGCCATGGCCCTGTTTTATTAAATCTACAAATACAGATGTTGTTTCATTATCGTTTAACTCCACCACTACCCATCCGGTAGATTTACCCTCTTTGGAGAATATAATAATCATTTTTGAAGCCACAATATTCCTATATTTTTTACAAAGTATTTATATAGTAAATATGTGGCTAATAATATTATTCCGTTGACATAACGCAACGTTTTATATTATTTTCCGGCTGCCTGTGCTTGTTGCAGTCGTTGTTGAAGTTTAGCCTCTTCTTCTGGAGTAGGCGCGCCTGGCTTAGCACCTTTAATCTTTGGCATTTTTATAGTATTAGTTGATGCCACTTGTTTCTTATTAGTAGGTGGTGTTTTGGATAACTGTGTTTGTAAGCTTTTTAATACAGATTGCTTTTGTCTAGTACTCAACCCCTGCATCAACTGTGTGATTTGTGCCACAGTCATCTTAGCTTGTTGTGTTGAAGCTTGAGCCGCCTGTGGTGTAGTAGTTGATGTTGATGAAGCTGATGTAGTTGTACTCGGTGTAGTAGTTGATGGTTGTGTAGTTTGTGACTGTTGTGGATTTTCTTCAGCTTGTGCGTGAGAAACAGACCAACCCAAATCAGCTAGTTTAGGTAATGTTGATTTACCTTTATCCTTAGCATAGTTTTGTTCTAGTTCTTTAGCCAATGAAGCTACTTGAGTCGTTACTGATGGGTCACTAATGTTGATACCCTTCATAAACTGTTTGAAGAAGTTAGTAATATATTGACTGATGGTTTGTTTGCTTTGTTGTTGATTAGCTTGACCAACTACTTTACCACCGGGTGAAAGTGTTTGTCCCATTGTAGCTTCAGCTAAAATACTTTCAAAGATGTAGTTTAGTTTATCAAATTGAGTAGATTCAGCTACCTTGCCTTTTGGCTTTCTGTTACGCTTAGGCATCTGAACTGTATTGTCCGGCTTTATGTTCTTTTGCGGTGCAATCATTTGGTTTTGTGCAGTTTGTGCCGCAGACGCCTGTTTTTGCTGTCTTACATTAGTCGCAGACTGGTTGAACTGGTCAGAAGGCAACTTGCTTACAGGGTTCATTTGACCCTGTGCATTTTGTGTAGCAACACCTTGTTGTTGTTGTCTTACGTTAGATGCACTCTTAGCAAACTGATCCGCGGGTAACTTACTTACAGGATTCATTTGATCCTGTGCATTTTGTGTTGCAGTTGTTTGTTGATTTTGTCTTGTACTAGCGGCTGTTTTTGCAAACTGATCTGCAGGTAGCTTGCTCATTGGAGTCATTTGATCCTGTGCGTTTTGAGTAGCGATACCTTGTTTTTGTTGTCTTGTATTAGCCGCAGTTTTGTTGAACTGGTCTGGTGGTAACTTACTGAATTGACCATTCTGATTCATTTGGTCTTGTGCTACACCTGTTGCGGCAGCTTGTTTTTCTTGTCTAATCTGCTCTGGTGATTTCTTAGCAGTTAGTTGATTAGCCATCTGACCAAAAACATTTGCACCTGCTGTATTGGCTGCACCACGCTTCTGTGCAGGAGTAGGTGAAACATTTTTTCCTGTAGTAGGTTTGACCTGTGTTGTTGGATTAGTTACCGGATTAGTTACCGGATTCTTTGCTGGATTATTTCCAAAATTAGTTCCAATATTTGCGCCTGACGTTTTACCTGCGGCTGTAGGATCAACCAACCCGCTATTAATCGCACTTTGCAATCCACTAAAAGCACGACTTGTGAAATTCTTAGTAAATTCATCTTTAGCCATCTGGTCTGTGGTGCTTAATACATTCTTTCCTCCGAATGATCCTAATCCTGATCGTACAGCGGCAGATCCATAATCTCCTATAAATGAACTTAAATCTAGTTCATTTAATTTTGCTTTTTTAAATTCATTCAGCTTCACGGTTTTTCCTTAATGACTTGGAAAACTTTGCTTGGTCCTTGCTCTTTATAGCACCTAACAGTTTACGCTCTAATATAGCGGCTTGCTCTGGACTATAATTACGATTAATCATCTCTATTAAATTGATAGCACTTGTAATAATATTGTGGCCACGACTCTCAATAATGTGAGTCGTGTCCCTATTATTACCAATAGCTTCCAATTCCTCTAGTAGACTGCGAGTTTGTTTTTGCATATTAGTTTCCTAATAGTATTTATCTACGTTTAGGATTTATTTCTTAAACCATTCAACATTGATTTGAGCTTAGAACCTTGTACATCCGCTATAATACGCTTGTTTTCCGGCTCTAGTATCTCCCCTGTAGCTTGGTCTATGATAGGCGAGGTTGATGCTAGTGTACTTTGAGGCTTTAATTGACTCATAATATCATTAGCACTAGGCTTAGGAGTATAGCTATTCTGATTATCAGGGTCACTATCACTAATACGCATAGTTTCAATATCATAGTCTAAGTCAATCTTTTGCCCCACACCTGTCGAACTACGACTTTTCATACATTGAATCTGATACTTACCGCGCTCACGCATACTGCGACTTGTAAAGATACCAAACACATTGTCTGCTGTATTAATCTTACTAATACCACCTGCAATGTGACTGTGGTCAAACTCAATCTCATCAACTGCACTACGATTCAACTGACTTGCAGTAACCATTAATATGCCCATCTCTTTTGCTAAGTTGCGTAGTTCTTCTGCTACATACTTGTCTTTGATAAACTGATCGTTTGGATTAACTTTAACACTGACTGGCATAACCAAATCTAAGTAGTCAACCATCACAAAGTCAATTCTGATACCAGTTTGAATTTGTACTTCTTTTAAATAAGCACGTATATCGTTTACATTTGATTGAGCGGGCAGTCCCTTAACACGATATTGTCCCGACTTTTTACCAACCATTTTAACTTTAAGACTTGTGGTATCAATATCTTTACGAATCGCTTTTGTGCCCATCATAGTCAACATAGCATCTGTTCTTAATGACGTTAGTTCTTCACTAAGTTCTAGTGTAATATAAACACCACTCATACCCTGTTGCAACCAGTTCAATGCGATATTCATCATAACTAATGACTTGCCTGAACCGCTACCACCTGCAAAAATGTTTAGTTCACCTCTACTGAATCCGCCATATAGTATACGATCCATTTGTGGCCATCCCGTACTTACTTGTCCACCGTTGTTAAAGTATTTGTTAATACGTGCTGCCGGGTCATAAAAGTAATCAGTGCCCATATCTTTTTGTAAGCTGATTTGTACTGCATCTTTGATTAGTTTCTCAA